CATCATCGACATCACCGACTTCGACGTCGTGGCGTGGATGAAGGTCGAGATGCGGGGCAAGCTCGACGAGGAGCTCGCGCGTGCGGCGCTCTTCGGCGACGGTCGTGACGTCCTCCTGGGCGACGGCACCCCGAACCCGGACAAGATCCAGGAGCCCACCGGCAACGAGGGCAACGGCATCCGCTCCATCTTCAACGACGACGACCTCTACGCGACGCGCTACAGCGTGCCGATGCCGACGAACCCCGTCGGTGCCGACTGGAACATCCTGCTCGACACCGTCACGGAGTCCGGCGAGTTCTACCTGGGCTCGGGCAACAAGACGGCCTTCGTCTCCTACCGGGTGGCCACCAAGCTGCTCACCATCCGCGACGACTTCGGTCACCGCATCTACCGGAACCTCGGTGAGGTCGCCGGCGACATGGACGTCACGTCGATCGTCCGCGTGCCCACCGAGCTCATGCCCGACGGCTGCCTGGCCATCGTGCTGGACCTGGCGGACTACAACTTCGGTACCGACCGCGGTGGCGAGGTCACGCTGTTCGACGACTTCGACATCGACTTCAACCAGTACAAGTACCTGCTGGAGACCTACCTGAGCGGGGCGCTGACGCTGCCCTACTCGGCGCAGATCTTCATGCAGGTCGACGCCGAGAACGAGACCCTGGTCTCCGACCTCACCGCTCCCGCGGTGGCGGCGAACGTGATCACGGTTCCGACCCAGACGGGTGTCGTCTACACCGACGCCTCCGACGGTTCGGTCCTGACCGGCGGCTCCACCATCACGCTGAACGACACCACGAACAAGCAGACGGTCATCGAGGCGAAGCCCGCGGCCGGCTACTACTTCGAGTCCGACAGCGACATGAAGGACAACTGGACCTTCCGCTACAAGGCCTGATCAACAGAGGCCGGCGATGCGGTACTCAGGAGTGCTGGGCATAGCTCAGCAAACTGAGGTCCGACCCGGCATCTGGGAAGAGACGGTCACAGAGGTACCAGTCCTCGGCACTGTGCGTCAGCGGACGGAGGTGCTGGAAAGTGCAGATAGGATCCTTCCGGGTCTTGGCACGAATACCAGCATCTCCGTCCCTGCGCGTGGGGTTGGGCCACAGGACAACTCGTCCATCCGTTACATCACATACAAGGGGATTCCTTGGCAGATCCAGTCGATCGTCGACGAGCCTCCGCGTATAGTGATCTACATTGGGGAGAAGTACAATGGCCCTCGCCCTCAGTGAACTCCAAGCTCTACTGAAGGCTCTGGAAGGCGTCCGAGACGCGTACATCCAGCCGCCGACAGAAGGTATGGAGTATCCGTGCATCATGATCGAGCGGGGCTTGCCCAGCTACGTCGCGATGGCGGATAACGGGTCCTACCACCTCAAGAAGGCGTACACGATCACCGTTATCGACCGTGCGCCTGACAGTCCGATCCCTGACCTCGTGGAAGGGCTTCAGTACGTGCAGTTCGACCGGTTTTTCCGGACGGACGGTCTCAATCACTTCGTATTCCAGATGTTCTTCTGACAGAAAGGGCCAATCATGGCTGAGCTCACCTGGGACGAGCTCGACAAGCGCTTCTTCGAGCGCGGTGTCGACAAGGGCGTCCTCTACACCCCGACCGCGGGTGTGTACTCCTCCGGTGTCGCTTGGAACGGTCTGACGGCCGTCACCGAGTCGCCCGCCGGCGCGGAGTCGAACAAGCAGTACGCCGACAACATGGTGTACGTCAATCTCCTCTCCGCCGAGGAGTTCAACGCCACCATCGAGGCGTTCACCTTCCCGGAGGAGTTCCTCCTCCACGACGGTGTCGTCAAGACCGCCAACGGTGCCCAGTACGGGATGCAGTCGCGCCCGACGTTCGGGTTCTGCTGGCGGAACCTGAAGGGCAACGCCGAGGACGAGGACCTGGGCTACGTGCTCAACCTGGCCTACGGCCTGCAGGCCTCCCCCTCGGAGAAGGCCAACAACACCGTCAACGACAGCCCGGAGCTGAAGGCGTTCTCGTGGACCGTCTCCTCGACTCCGGTCGCCGTTCCCGGTTACAAGCCGACGGCCATCGTCAAGGTCGACAGCACCGACGCCGACGTGACCCCCGAGGGTCTCGCCGCGCTGGAGGACGCGCTGTACGGTCGCGACGCCACTCCGGCTCGCCTGCCGCTGCCGGCCGAGGTCGACACGCTGCTCGGCACCGTCGCCGGTCCGTGAGACCTGCCCCGGGGATGATTCTTCCGTTCGTCATCCCCGGGGCAGCACCACACCAAGGAGAAGAGATGCTCGAGCTAGATGTGATGACAGACGAAGGAACGGTCAAGCTCCAGTTCGAGCATTCTCTTCGTTCTGTGTCAAAATGGGAGTCAAAATACCGAAAGCCGTTCCTTCACGGGGAACACAAGCCGACGGAGATGCTGGATTACTACCAGTGTATGCTTTTGTCCGACGAGGACCCCAATCTGATCTACGGTTTGGAGCCTCAGCAAATGGACGAGCTGAGCGATTACATCAAGACCGATCAGACAGCATCGTCCGTCCCTCAGGAAGAGACGAAGAGTCAATTCAATCCTGAGATCACGACGAGCGAGTTGATCTACTTCTGGATGGTCGCTCTCAAGATCAACTGGGAAGCTCAAGACTGGCACCTCAGCCGGTTGATGATGCTTGTCCAGATCACGAGCTACAAGCAGCAACCGCCCAAGAAGCGGAACCCGAAGCAAGTAATGCAGGATTGGCGCCAAGAGAATGAGCGCCGTAAGAAGCTCTTCAACACATCCGGTTAGGAGGCCCGATGATCAACTGGGACGATCCCGACAGGCGGTACTACCAGCACGGCCTCGACCATGGCGTGTTGTACATCCCCAGCCTCGATCCGATTCCGTGGAACGGACTCATCTCGGTCGACGAGGGCGGTGAGGGCTCATCGGAGATCCTGTACCGAGACGGTGTGGTATACCTGGCAGACGCCGAGCCAGGGGACTTCATCGGATCCATCACGTCGATGATGTATCCCGACGCTTTTGGCGCTTGCGTCGGCCTTCCCAAGGCTGCGGACGGGTTCTACATCGACAACCAGAAGCCCAAGCCCTTTCACATGTCTTACCGCACCCTTGTTGGTAGCGGAAGTCGTGGCGACATGTTCGGCTACCAGCTTCACCTGATCTACAACTGCATGGCGACCATCGGTCAACGGCAGAGAAACACGATCGGATCGGATGTTCAGCCGGTCCAGTTCAAGTTTGACATTGTGTGCACTCCGGTCAAGCTTCCGGGCTACCGACCGACAGCCCACTACATCGTTGACACGAGGTTCCTCTCGAGTTCTACCATCGCGGAGATCGAGACGATTCTGTACGGCTCAGCCGACGGGGTCACGCCAGGTCGTATGCCCACTCCGTTGGAGCTGTACGACATCTTGCACTTCGGTGACGCGATGACCTTCACGGTACACACCGACGGCACGTTCACCGTGACCGGATCGGAAGACAACCTGGAAGATCTCGACGGGTTCCATTTCCTCATGCGCAACATCAACGCTGTCGACAACCTCGACGGTACCTACACGGTCTCCGAATGCGGGGACACCACCGTCATCATCGAGACCTAAGGAGAGACCATGGCCGATTTCACCGGCATCACCGCCGATCGAGCGGACGAAATCCTCGGACAGAGCGTCATTTCCGGGGAGATCAACGAGGCGGGTCACCTGATCCTCACTCGTCAGAACGGATCCACCATCGACGCTGGCGATTTCTCCGGAATCGTGGCCGACGTGCTTGCCGCCCAGGTCGACGCCGAGATCACTGCGTCCCTGCCGGGCGCCATCGCGGGAACCGTCATCAACAAGGGCAACGTGTCGGGTGTTCTGGATCTCACTCCGGAGCTCAACAACGACAACATCGTCAACGCGATGGTCAAGGTCACGGCGACGGGCAACATCACGCTCAACGTCACCGATCTGCCCAGTGCTCCCCGTACGAACTCGCAGTTCGTTCTCCGACTGCAGCAGGATGCAACGGGCGGGCGGACCTTCACACTCACCGGCTTCAAGAAGTCGATGGGTCTTCTGCCGATCACCACCACGGCGAACGCAGTCGATCTCATCGTGTTCCTGTACGACGGGACCAACTGGCTCGTCGGTCTGATGGGGGCTGACTTCAAGTGATGCGCATGATGATGCGCCTGCAACCATCACAGGTTCCGAAGATCTACAAGTACACAGCAGTCGGAGCAGCGTCTCTGGATGTTCGATTGGCAAAGCTTGCGGGCATCACCGCCTACGAAGCATTGCTGGTGGGAGGCGCAGGAGGACGTTCTGGTCGTACTTACGGAAACGGCGGAACGGTCGGTCGAGCTGGAGGTGGAGGTGGAGGATCACTCCATCTCATCGGTCTCCTCAAGGATCTTCCAGACGATATTCCGATTGGTGTCGGTGGAGCCGGCGTCACGGGTGCCGATGGTGCTGACAACAGCAAAGCACCCAATGGTGGGAATGGCGGTAACAGCACATTCAACGGCGTTTACTACGCTGCTGGAGGTCAAGGCGGACAAGGTGGAGACTTCGATGGAACTGTCAACAACGGTTCTCTCGATCCCCATGCTTTCGGCGGCGATGGTGGAGGAAACAGTGCCGGTCTCGGTGCTGGAGGTGTGGGAGGAGACAGCGGGTTTTACTCGTGGTCGACTTCTGGAACTCCTGATGGTGGCGGCTGGACCGCTGCTACGGCTGGCACGTACGTTGCCGGTGGAGTCGCACCCGTCGTCGGAGGAGGAAAGGGTGGCGGTGGTGGTCGTCCCAAGACTCAGTTCGGACTGTCGGACGCCTCGGCGGGCGCGACCGGTAACTCGGGTTCGGGAACCGCTACCGGTAGCCCCGTTTCATCTACGTGGGACGGTGGATACGGCGGAGGGATGAACATCGGTCCTATCACCGGCGGCGCCGACGAGTATTACGGCGGGCAGGGTGTGACCGGTAGGAATCCCACAGGGGTGGTCTGGGTTCGACTTTCCTAGGAAGGAGCGCCAGTGATCAGTTTCTCCGTGAGCGGTGACACGCACAACACCGAGGCGTTCCTTTCGAGGATGATGCAGGGGAACTTCTACTCTTCGCTTGAGCCGCTGGCACAGCGAGGGGTGGAAGCCCTGCGTGCAGCAACTCCCCGGGACACGGGGGTCACCGCAGACTCTTGGACGTACGAGATCGAGAACGAAGCCGGGAAAGTCACCATCTGGTGGCTCAACGACAACGTCGAGAACGGTTTCCACGTCGCCATCGGGCTTCAGTACGGTCACGGTACCGGAACTGGGGGTTGGATCGAGGGTTACGACTACATCAACCCGGCCCTCAGGCCGATATTTGACGAGATCGCCGATAGTGTCTGGAAGGAGGTGCAGAAGGCATGAGTTCAACCGATGACCGCATCGTACGGATGCAATTCGACAACAAGCAGTTCATGAAGGGCGCGGCTGACACCCAGAAGGCGTTGGCCGATACCAACAAGGCTGTCGACGGTGCGGGGAAGAGCAAGGGCCTTCTGGACCTCCAATCCCAGATGGGTCAGGTCGGTGTCACTGCGTCCAAGATGCAGATCGTCACCACCACGGCTCTGGCCACGATCGCCAACAAGGTGACCAATGTCGGCCTGAACATGATCAAGTCCCTCACGTTCGACCCGATCAAGCAGGGCTTCTCGGAGTACGAGAGCCTCTTGACCAAGCAGAACGTCATCCAGAACGCGACTGGCAAGTCCGCGAAGGAAGTCAAGGGGATCCTCAACGATCTGAACCGGTACTCCGACAAGACGATCTACAGCTTCGGGAACATGACCGATGCGATCACGAAGTTTGTGAACGCTGGTGTTCCGCTGAAGCAGTCGGTGACGTCCATCAAGGGTATCGCCAACGCGGCCGCCTTCGCTGGTGCCTCCTCCGAGGAAGCCAACCGGGCGATGTACGCGTTCAGCCAGTCGATGTCGCTGGGCTTCATCCAGTTGCAGGACTGGAACCAGATCGAGAACGCGAACATGGGTACGCAGACCTTCAAGAACACCTTGCTCGATGCGGGTGTGGCTGCAGGAACCCTGACGCGGAAGGGCAAGGAGTTCGTCACCAGCTCTGGTCGGATCATCTCCGCCACGAAGGGATGGCGAGACGGACTGCAGGACCAGTGGGCAACCACCGAGGTTCTGAACACGGCCCTTGGCAAGTACGCGGACAAGAACACGGTGCTGGGCAAGAAGGCCTTCGCGGCCGCTCAGCAGGTCCGAACGTTCTCCGCGTTCATGGACACCCTGAAGGAGTCGTTGGGTTCGGGCTGGTCCCAAATCTTCACGTCTCTCTTCGGAAACCTCAAGCAGGCCACCTCGTTCTGGACTGGACTTTCCAACGCTGTTGGTGGAGCGGTCAAGAGCTTCTTCAACTTCGTTTCCACCGCTCTCAAGGAGTGGAGGAAGCTGGGTGGGTTCGAGAAGACCATCCAAGCGATCAAGAACGTTCTCGCTCCGATCGGAGCGTTGCTCAAGGCAGTTGGTGACGCTTGGCGTCAAGCCTTCCCGTCCTCTGACAAGGGCGCGGGCGCGACCCTCTACGGCATCTCCGCCGGCCTCGAGCTGTTGACCCGACCGCTGGCATGGCTGGCCAAGGGCATCCCGGTCATCACCCCCGTGCTGGTCGTCTTCTTCACCGTCCTCCGCAAGGGCGGCGAGTTGATCGGAGCGGTCGTAGGGGCATTTGTCGACCTGGTCAAGCAGGCCGAGCACCTGTCCGACATCAAGGCACCCTCTGCCGGAGGCCTCTTTGGCTTCTTGCAGAACACCATCTCGACGGCAAAGGACGCCATCGGCTGGGTCAAGGACTTCGTCAGTTACCTGGGAGACCTGGGTCACGCCGCCGAGGACCTGTCCAAGGCCAAGGCCCCCACCGCCGGTGGATTCCTCGGGTTCCTGCAGTCGATCATCAGTGTGGCAAGGGCTGCCGGTCACGGTATCGACAACCTCATCAACAAGGCCAAGTCCTTGGGTGGTGCGGTCAGCGGTGCCATGCCGAGTATCTCGCTGCCTTCGCTTCCGAACCTCCCGAAGTTGCCGTCCCTGCCGAGTTTCGGCGGTGGCGATGCGGCCAAGGGTGCAACGGACGCCGCGAAGAACCAGGTGTCCGGTCTCCAGCAAGCGCTTCAATCGGTTCAGTCTCTGGGCGTCAAAATAGGAGACGTTTTCAGTGGTCTGTGGGACAAGATCAAAACTGGTCTGTCCAAGATCAACGCTCAAGACGTTGTGCAGGCATTCAACCTCGCGATTCTGGCGACTCTATCGCTCAGCGTGTCGAGATTCCTCAATGCGTTGTCGAAGGGGTTCAAGGCATTCACCGGCATCGGCGAGTCCTTTGCCGGTTTGATGGACAGCACCGGCAAGTCCCTCGAGGGCTTCGCCAAGGCTGCCAAGCGCGAGGCGATGGCCAAGGTCATCCTCAACGTGGCGATCGCACTCGGCATCATGGCCGCATCTCTGTGGTTGATGTCGAGGATCCCGGCAAAGCAGTTGGCTCAGGCTCTTGCAGCCATGGCCGGCTTGGTTCTCATGTTGAACGTGAGCATGAAGTCGTTCACGAAGGTTGTGGACGCGCTCGACAAGAAGGGTACGGTCGGTAAGACAATCGCGCTCTCTGTGGCGATGCTGGCACTGGCGGGATCCATGATCCTCCTGGCCACTGCTCTGGTGATCATGAACCACGTGGACTGGACGTCACTGGTCAAGGGCCTCGGCTCGATGATCGTGATGATGAAGGTCCTGACGAGTCTCGGAAACCTCGGGAAGGGTGCGGCAGGAAACCTGCTGGCTGCTTCCGTGGCGATCGCGGCTGTTGCTGGATCTATGATCATCCTGGCCGGGGCTCTGCTCCTGTTCAAGTTGGTCGACTGGGGTTCGATGGGCAAGGCTGGTGCTGCTCTTGGCGCGCTGGTCATCGCCATTGGTGCTTTGGCACTGATCCCGTACGAGGGCATCGCGAAGGTCGGTCTGGCCATGCTCACCGCTTCGGTGGGGATGTTGGCTTTGGCCAACGCGTTGATCGAGTTCGGTCTCGTCAAGTGGGAGTCCATCGGTAAGGCCGCTGTCGTTCTTGGCGCGCTGACCATATCCTTGGCCATCATCATGGCTGTGGGTGGTCCAGCTAGTGCTGCGGCGATGTTGGGTCTTGCCGGGGCCATGGTTGGTCTGGCTCTTGCCTGTCTCATGTTCAACAAGGTGGACTGGAGTTCCATCGGGAAGGCGGCAGTGGTCCTCGGACTGTTGCTCGTGGCTCTGGCTGCGGGCGCCGCTATTCTCACGGTATTCCTGTACGCCATTGCGCCGGTAGCCCCGGTACTCATCATTCTGGCCGCCGGCTTTGCTTTGCTGGGCGTGGGTCTTCTGGCCTTTGCTGCAGCGATGGCAATCGCCATGTCGTTGGCAGCCGCTGGTACTGCTGCGTTCGCCGCTCTCGCGACGGGTGCTGCGGTGGCCATTGCGGTCTTCCTTCAGTCTCTGGCTGCGGAAGCGCCAATCATGTCGAAGTCGGTGCTCATAATCCTGCAGTCCATCATCGACACGATCGTGAAGGCTGTCCCGATGATCATCAAGGGGTTCAAGGACCTCTTCAAGGCGATCGTTAAGGAGCTTTCGTCCGGCGACAAGAAGAAGTCGTTCGGAGATACGGTCACGGAGTGGCTGGACAAGCTGGATCAGATGGCTCGGAAGTACATTCCGAAGCTGGTCAAGCTGGGCGTGGACATATTCCTGGGCTTCATCCGGGGATTGCAGTCGCGTGCTGGCGAGATCGCAACCATCGGCATCGGGTTCCTCGAGGACCTGATCAAGGGCATTGGCCAGCGCGTTGGGCATCTGGTGGACACGGCGACGGACGTCGTCATCAAGTTCGCCCAGGGGCTCGAGAAGAACGCAATCAAGCTCACGAATGCCGGCATTGCACTCATCGCCAAGTTCCTGCACGACCTGGCATCGTCCATCCGAAACGGCTCTTCGGCTATCGGTGGCGGGCTCAAGGACGTCATGGACGCGATGAAGGATGTCGGTGTCAACATGGTCAAGGGCATGATCGGTGGCGTCACGTCTATGGCGGGCGACGCTATGAATGCCATTGGCAACTTGGGGAGCGGCATGGTCGGCAAGGCCAAGTCGATCCTCAAGATCTTCTCACCGTCGCGTGTGTTCCACAGCATCGGTAAGTTCCTGGTGATGGGTCTGACCCAAGGTATTCAGAAGAACGCGGCTTCGGCCATCGTCGCTGTTGCCTCCATGATCACCGGAGCGATCGCTGTTGCGGATGACTACGTCTCGAAGTACTTCCAGAAGCTGGACCAGCAGGCCATCGCGGCCAGGGCTAAGGCAGATGGTCTCGCGGCTGCGGCTGCGAAGGCTCAGAAGTCGGCCAACCGGACCAAGACGAAGGAAGACGACAAGGCGGCCAACCGTCTCTCGAAGCGTGCCAAGGCTGCGGCCAAGGACGCGTGTGAAGAGGAGCGTCAGGCAAGTCAGGCACGCAAGGCTGCGCAACGTAAGGAAACGTGGGAGAAGGCAGACTCCGCGAAGCGGGCAGAGATCAGGGCAAACCAGGCCCAGTCCGAGCTCGCCGCAGCGAAGCAGGCCGAGAAGGCTGCAGAAGCCGCACGGATCCAGGCGAATGCTCTCAAGGAGCAGGCGAAGCACGCAGGGTCGGCCAAGGAGCGGAAGGAACTCAACCAAGAGGCCGAGAAGCTCCGGAAGCAGGCCAAGAAGGACGCTGAGAGGGCCAATGACCTGATCAAGAAGTCCCGCAAGAACAGCGCCGATGCGATCAAGTACCAGAAGATGGCTGGCGAAGAGGCAGCCGAGGCATTCCAGAAGCAGTTCGACGCGGAGGCGAAGGCAGATGCTGACGCCAAGGCATTCGACAAGCTGACGGACGCCGAGAAGGCTGCCCAGCGCCGCAAGGAAGCGGACGATCTCCAGGCGAAGGCCGATAAGGATCTGGCACGGGCCAAGAAGCTCGCGCTCACGGATCTGGACAAGGCCAACGAACTGGCACAGCAGGCTCTGGCCGAGGCCGAGCAGGCACGTCAACTTCGAGACGAAGCGGATCAGTACGACCAGCAAGGTGGTCCCGCCATGGGCGAGGTCATCAACCTGGAGCAGTCTGACGCCGCTGCTGCCGCCTACAACCGGTACGCCGATGCCTACGACGCAGCCTACGCTGCCGCCGCGGCTGGTGCATCCATCGAATTCAACCAGTACAACACCTCGCCGGAGTCGCTCAGTGACGCTGAGATCTACCGGCAAACCAACAACCAGCTCACCTTTGCCGCTGACAAGCTGGCAGGAGCTGCCGCCTAAGAAGGAGGCCCGAGATGCTCGAGACCGTGAACGTCGAGAGTGTGAACCCGTTGACGCTGCATGTTAGCGACGTCGACCCCTCTGAGATGTTCATCCTCAAGAGCATCTCGGGCCTCACTTCGGCGAAAGTGGGGCTCTACACCGGCGACTACGCCACCGAGGGAAGCTATTACCAGGGACGTCGAGCTGAGAAGCTCACCCCGGTGATCACCTTGAAGATGAACCCCGACTACGAGAACGACATCGAGGTCAGCGATCTTCGCGAGACCCTGTACCGAACTTTCTACGAGCCCCAGCCCGATCTGGACGGAGTGCTCGTCTCCCTCGAAGACGACAGGAAGCCCAAGCGCTACTTCGTCGGCTACACCGAGGACATCAACACCGATCAGTTCAGTCAGAGCCGTGACGTACAGATCTCGATGGTCTGCATGGACGGATATTTGTTCTCCTACGACGAAACCACCCAGTCCGACGCCGTTGGGTGGGCGTCCTTGCCAGTTGCCTACGACGGGTCTGCCCGATGTGGGATTCTGGCGACGTTCAAGGTCAACACCGCGACTAGCGTCATGACCTTCGACGTCAACGGGAACAAGCTGATCCTGAACCGTGCTTTCACCGTCGGCCAGATCATCACGATCGACACCCGCAAGGGATCCCGTTCGATCAAGGTCGGTGGAACCGACATCATGGCGGCTTTGGACCCGACTTCCGAGTGGGTTCAGATGGACCGTCCGGCGAACACACTCAAGGCCTACGGCAGCGTCGTGGGTGACGGGAAGGTCGTCATGACCTCCTACACCTTCCGCTCGCAGTGGTGGGGTATCTGATGCGTCGTACGAAGCCTCAGAGAAACTTCACCGTCCTCGAGGGAAACCCCGCGCTGGCCGCTTGGCCTGTGAACTCCATTTTCTTCGGTTACACCTCAACTAACCCGGCGACGTTGCTGGGTGGCGGCACGTGGGTTCAGATCGCACAAGGCCGCTGCCTGATCGGTCAGAACCCCTCTGACACCGACTACGACGTGCTTGGCGAGACCGGCGGATCCAAGACCCACATGATCACCGAGTCCGAGGTCCCGGATCACCAGCACTATGCTGGTACCTACTCCACGAGCACTGACGGTTCTCACCAGCATGGTCTGGGCTTCCAGTACCTGGCGACAACCAGTACTGGCGGTACTGCGCTTCGTGTGACGGACATCAACAACCAGGCCGGAGGAACAGGTACTGGTGCGACGGCACAGACCAACAACGCGGGCGGCCACAGTCACTCGGTGAACAACCAGTCTGGTGTTCGTGTGGGTGGTTCTGGTCAGACTGCGATGGACATCCGCGATCCGTACCTGGTCGTCTATATATGGAGGAGGACTGCCTGATGGATCTCATGACGCTCGACGCGAACAACCAACCGTCAAAGCTGATCGAGAACTACGACAGCCTCATCTGGACTGAGCGGTACAACACCGTTGGCGACTTTCAACTCGTTACCGGCAACGTGGAGCAATTCATGACGTTGCTTCCGGAGGGTACTCGGCTTACCTTGCGTGAGACGAACCAGGTCATGGTCGTGGAGACACACCAGATCGACCGGAAGAAGAACACCCCGCAGAAGCTCACGATCAAGGGTCGTGATTTCTGTTCGATCCTGGACCGCAGGGCCGCCATTCAGAGTATCGCTGCGGCGGTCGCTGGAACAGATTGGGCCCTTTCCACGAAGACACCGTCGGACGTGGCGTGGTACGTGATCGACCAGATCTGTAGGGCTGGGATCTTGTCGGCCAACGACATATTCCCAGCAGCGATGGTCACGTTTCCGGCTCCAGCCGATTACCTGACTTCAACCGGTCCGTCCAAGAACTTCGTCGTTGAGCGTGGAAACCTGCTCAATGTGGTTCTAGGACTTCTTCAACAGTCCGCGCAAGCTGACGCCAGCACAACCCCGGCCACTCCAGCAGTAGTGCCTCATGGAATCCGGGCGGTACGTCCCACAGCTGCAGCCACCAACATTCAGATCCAGATCTATGTTGGTACCGACAAGTCTTCGACCGTATATTTCGACGCTTCTCGTGAGATGTTGGATGACGGAACGTACTTGTTCAGCAAGGTTGGTTCGGCCAACGTGGGATACGGCGTCGGAAGCGGTATCGCCGCGACGATGTTCGAAGGGGCCGTAGAACCTTCTGGATTGGCGCGTCGAGTCGCGTTGATCGACGGTTCGAGTACTGACATGGTCAGTCCCAATGCCCTCAAGAACTACATGTCGATGGCCCTTGCGGAAGCTAGCGAGACGGCCATATTTGACGGCAACATCAACCCAGATCTGAATCCCTACAAGTTCAACATCGACTACGCCCTGGGCGACATCGTGAGGCTTGCTGGGGACTACGGCTTGGACGAGTTCGCTCGGGTCACCGAGTACATCCGTTCGGAGGACGCGACGGGCCAGAAGGCCTATCCGACCCTCCAGACCATCGTGGCTTAGGAGGCCCAATGCACATCAACAACAAGGTCTACGACGTACTGAAGTACCTGTCCGTGATCGCTCTGCCGGCTCTCGGCACCTTCTGGATGGTCGTAGGGGCCGTCTGGGGCGTTCCGCACGTGGACGAGGTGGTCAAGACCATCGTCGCCCTTGCGACGCTCCTGGGCGCCCTTCTGGTGCTGTCCACCGTGCAGTACAACAACTCCGATCGGCCGTACGACGGCACCTTGGACGTGGAGGTCACGCCCGAGGACACGGACAACCTGATCCGGCACATGGATCTGAAGGGTTCGGTGAACGACATCACCGACTCCGGCAAGGTCACGCTGAAGGTACGTCCGAAGGGCTAGGCAAGTTATACATCTCCTAAGATGCAGAATCACTCTAACTCTTAGGAGATCCCATGCACTTGCCCAAGCGTAAGCCCAAGCCCTACGTGGCAGAACGCGAGCGGCTGCTGGCAGAGATGCAGAAGCACGACCCCACCACCGATGAATACCAAAAGGTGATGCATCGTCTGAACGAACTCGACAAGATCCTCAACAGGACCACCGAGCTCAAGAAGACGGTCATCCCCGCACTGGGAGGCATCAGTGCTGTGGCCGGCATCTACGCTCTGCAGCAGTTCGCTGGCGTTCTCGTTCCGAAGGCACTTGAGTCCCTCGCTGCCCGTCAGGAGCAGAAGAAGAACAAGGAGCCCGAGCAGTTCTAGCACCAAAGGCTTAGGTCACTGGAAACAGTGGCTTAAGTCTTCTCCATTTTTCCCGGACGGGAAATTCGATTTCAAAGTGAACTTTTTACACGTCCTAAGATGACCACTCACACTTAGGAGAAACCATGCTCGCTTATGCCATTTTCGTAACGCTGCTGCTGGGCATCATGCTCGGTATCGCTCTCACCGTTTGGATCGCCATCGCGATTCAGAACAAGGAGCGTGCCAAGATCATGAAGGCCCACCCCAGCTTCACGGATCGCATCCGAGACGCAGTCCGCAACTGAGACCGTCAAAGCCTCGCACCCAGCTACATCGGGTGCAGGTTTTACATGTCTTACAGTGAACCAACGACCGAAAGGAATCGCCATGAAGAAGCCCTCGTTCGACACCACCAACCTCAAGAAGCAGGTCGAAGACCAGCCCCTGCTCGCCGCCGGCATCGCCGTGATGGGCCTCAGTGCCCTCACCAAGTTGCTCAACGCGAACACCGCTCGTCGGAACTCCAGCACTTGGCGTCGGGAGGTGAAGCGTCGAGAGAAGAACTCGTAACCACCCAACGTCCCGGCTCAGGACCTCAGCCCAACATCGGGTTGAGGTTTTGTCGGGCAGAAAAAACACGTCCTGTAGTGAGAAGAAGCTAGTAGTCTAGCCTGTTGCCAAACAGCTTCTCATCATTTTTATCTCTCACCGAAAGGAACAGCATGGACAACATTCTGGAGTTCTTCAGCAACCTGATCCTGTTCACCGCTGGCATTGTCGTGCTGGCGATGTGGATCGTGCTGATCATCATCGTCATCGACGAGCTCATCGACCTCGTCATTGCCATCCGCAACAAGAAGTCCGAGGAGGGCTGATGTTCAAGGGATTCTTCCAACAGAGGCCCACGCAGAAGCGCGATGTCGTCCTGGCTGCCGGCGCCGCAGTCATGGCCGTCTGGAAGGCGATTGACGTCTTCAACGACTACAAGAAGGACCAACAGCAGAAGGAGGACGAGAAGTGAAGCTTCCGTCGATGCCCAACGTCAAGGGCCTGGCGACCATGGGTCGTGCGGCCATCGCAGCACACCGTCCCGAGATCCTCTTCGGGACCAGCATCGTGACCACCATCTCGGCCGTCGTCATGGCGGCCAAGGGCGGCTACGAGAGCGGTCGCAAGATCGAGCAGATGGAGACCCAGGAAGAGCGGGTCATTCCCGTCAAGGAGAAGATCCAGCTGACGTGGAT